TGATTCGTTCCGCTCCCTTCTACCGAGTATTTTATATTATGGCTCTGACAACTAAACTTAACGCAGTAAACACGATGATTAGCGTCATCGGAGAAGCACCCGTCAACTCACTAGGAGGGACAGCCGTACCAGTTACCGTTGTTCAAGCAGAGAATACCCTAGACGAAACAAGCAGAGCCGTACAGTCAGAGGGTTGGCATTTTAACACCGAGCACGAATACGTCCTTACCCCTGACGCAGGAACATCTAAGATAACACTACCTAGCAATACGTTACGTGTAGACTTAGACCCACAAATTTATACAGACAACGACCCAGTACAACGTGGACTAACCTTATACGACAGGAAGAATCACACCGACGTCTGGTCAAAGGAGGTTAAAGCCTCCATAACTTTTGAGTTGGACTTTACAGAAATACCTGAACAGTTCCGACACTACATCACCGTTAAAGCAGCCCGCATCTTCGCTAATCGTTTCTTAGGTAGTCGTGAGATCGAAGGGTTTGCAACACGTGATGAGATAGAAGCCAAGGCACGTGCTATTGATGCAGACAGTGAAGCAGCAGATAGAACGATCTTTGATGATTACAGCGTGTTACGAGTGCTTGATAGATAATGCCGTTATTAGTTAACAGCGTACCTAACCTAGCTCAGGGCGTATCACAACAACCAGATAACTTACGGTATCCCGGTCAGTGTGACGAGCAGATAAACGCTTGGGCTACTGTTGTTGAAGGGTTGGTAAAACGACCACACACAAGCTACGTTAAGAATGTAGATAGTAGTCAACCATCCAATCTATTCACTCACTTTGTTAAACGGGACGAGACGAACAAGTACGTTATCAATGTATCAGTGGGTGGTAGCGTCAGTGCTGTTAACTTATCACTTGGTACTTCTATATCTGTTTATACAACATCCATTGCTCAGTCTTACTTGAGTGGTATAACAAACCCAGTACAGGAACTACGAGCACTGACAGTAGCTGACTATACATTTCTTGTTAATAAGAGTAAGACGGTAGTAGTTAATACAGACGCTGACTTAAAAAGTAAAGACATACGGAATGACGAAGGTAAGTACGAAGCGTTAGTGTTTGTTAAGCTTGGGGACTACGAGAAGACATACGATGTGTACTTAGACGGTAAAGTAGTACCATACGGAGGTACAGGTCTTTCGCATAGTCACGCTCCACCCTCTGGACATACATACGAAAGTGGTGGTTCTTCTAATGGAGTTCACGCAGATACGGAAATCATAGCAGAAGACTTAGAGACAGTTTTAAATGCTTATTTAGGTGGTAGCAGTGACGGTAAAGTAAACAGCGTAACGTTATCAGGTGGTAGCGGGTTTACTGATACCGGAAGTGTAGGTTACAGCAGTAGAGATGGCCACGTTAGTACAAGCTACGAGTTCTTTATTGATCAATACCAAACATCAGCGCACACAACAAAAATAGGTTTCGGTGCGATGGGTAGTGTTGTATTTAAAAACGGTGCAGTACAATCCTACAAACTAACCCATAAAGGTAACGGTTATGACGGTTCGTTAGCACAGAATACTTTTAAGCTTACAATCAGAAAACACTCTACAAAAACAAAGCAGGTGGGAGGTTTTGGTATTAGGCATCGTGGTAAATATGAAACTACTTCTACAAAGACTGATATAACATCAGCTACACCTGCTTACGTTTTACCTACTTTTACAGTCAGTGCTACACCATTAGGTACTAGTAGTAATTATACAGTAGATCGTGAAGGTGCTGTTATTAAGATCGCAGGAGAAACAGACTTTAGTATACGAACAGAGGACGGTCTAGCTAATCAGGGTTTAGGTGTTGCTTACAAAGAAGTAGATAGCATCACAGACTTACCTAAGCGTTGTTTTAATGACTTTCGTATAAGAGTGCGTGGTGATGCTGATATAGCACAGGATGACTACTACGTTCGTTTTCAAACAAAAGACAGGGAGGACTACGGAGAGGGGAGTTGGGTAGAGATAGTCGGATGGACGTCTGATGTTCGTTCCGCTAAACCTCCTGAAGGAATAGATACTGTTGTTAGCAGCGAAACGATGCCTGTGACTTTAGTTCCAGAGTTTGACGCTAACGGTGATATAAGTAAGTTCTTCCTGCAAACACCTAACGAACTAAGAAATACTGTTAAGAATAACGGTGTTATATATACAGTAGCAGAAGACCATGAGTCTAGTAGTGATAATGAACCGGGTACAGGAACTGATTGGGAAGAGTACTGGGTGGTTACTACAGATATTTTAGATGCTCCTGCGTGGATTCCGAGTAGACAGTATAATTTGACGGGAGCAGGTTATTCAGCAAGAGCAGCAGGTGACGACTTCACCAATCCATTCCCGTCGTTTGTTGGACAGACTATCAACGATGTGTTCTTCTTTAAGAACCGTTTAGGATTCCTGACCAACAACGCTGTTATCTTTAGTGAAGCAGATGCATACTTTAACTTCTTCAGGACTACTACCCAGCAGCTGTTAGACAGTGCACCAATAGATGTAGGACTTAGTCACACAAAAGTAGCAGTACTACAACACGCTATACCGTTCCAAGAGAAGCTGATGTTATTCAGTAAGCAGTCACAGTTCGTATTAAGGGGAGCTGACATACTAAGTCCCAAGACGGTAGCTATATCTCCTGTTACAGAGTACGATATATCAGACAGTATTAATCCGTTAGCCGTGGGTAATTATATATACTTCACATTTCAACGGAACGATTACGAAGGTGTGTACGAATACTTTGTTGATAACAACACGGAGACGTTTAACGCTGAAGAGATAACTCAACAGATACCTAAGTACATCAATAAGAAAGCTACACGTATCGTTGGTAGTCCTGCTGAGAATACACTTGTTATAACAACAGACGACGATCTAAAGACGTTGTTCGTTTATAAGTACTTCTGGAGTAACAAAGAAAAGATACAGAGTGCATGGATGAAGTTTACGTTTGATCGTGACATCGTTGGTTGTGACTTTATAGACAGTAAGTTGTTTATGCTTACATCGGACACAGAAGGACTGCACTTGGAATCGTTGACGTTGGAAGACGGATTGAAAGATAGCGGGTTGGATTATACGCTGTACTTGGATTCAAGGGTTGAGGGTAGTACATTGACTACCAGCTACGACGCCACAACTAAGAAGACTACGATTAGTGGTTTCCCTTATGATCCTGCTGATGTGGATGTTTACAGTAAAGTAGGACATAAGTATGACTTTGTTAAGACGACATCAACAGCAGGCGAGGTCAGTGGTGATATAACATCCGTACCGTTCTTCGCAGGCATCCCGTACAATATGTTGTACAGGTTCTCCGAGCAGACATTGAAACAACCAACGGAACGGGGAGGACGATCTGCATCTGATTACACCTATCAAACAATACGTAGTGGTAGTGTTAACTATGCAGACACTGGGCACTTTACTGTTGAAGTAACACCTAAGTACAGAGATACATATACGTATGCATTTAATCCTGACATCGTAGGAGCTAACTTAGCGTTGAATGAATTTATACCACAGAACGGACACTTCAGATTTGCCGTACAAGCACAACCAAACGAGGTAACAATTGAAGTAAAGAGCAGTTCTGCCTTGCCAGTCAAGCTGTTAGCTGCAGAGTTTGAATCTATGTTTATACCGAGGAGCAGAAGATATGGGTCTTAGAGTGGAACAAGCACAACCTGATATGGATGCCTTTGAGTTGTACGACGACATGAGGGAAGAGGACATGATGGAGTGTATCGGACTCATGCATCACCCAAAGGACGCAGTTAACCTGTCGTTTCAAACAAGCAGTAAAGTATATTCATTAAGAGGTAACGACGGTTTATACTGTAGTTTTGGTGTTAGTCCTAGTGAGAACATTGGTGTTGTTTGGTTGTTAGGAACACGACGACTGGCTACGGCTAAGAAGTACTTTATACAGAACTCACAGAAGTGGGTGGACGAATTGATGGTAGGTTATGACTATTTAACAAACATGGTAATGAAGACTAATACGTTGAGTTACAGGTGGTTGAAGTGGTTGGGTGCTGAGTTTAGCGATTGCCAGTACGACGGGTATATGTCATTTATATTAGAGAGGAAGTAAACGATATGTGTTTTCCAGTATTAGGTGCAGCAATGTTAGGTTATGGCTCGGCAGCAGCAGCAACAGCAGCTACGGGTATAACAGCGACGGGTCTTGGCGTGATGGCGGGAACTACTGCTTTGGGTGTTGCTTCACCGCTTGTAAGTGCAGCTGGACAACGTCAGCAAGCTAAAGCACAAATGGCATTTCAAGCACAACAACAACGTTTTGCTCAACAAAAACAAGGGATGCAAAGAACATCTGCCTTGTTAGAACAACAGCAAAAAGAGTTGGCACTAGCACAAAGAGAAGAACAACTTTCTAGGATGTATACCGCAGCAGAAGGCACTGAAAGAGCTAAAGGAGCAGTGGCTCAGAGTAGCGTCATAACTAACGAATTAAAAAGGCAATTGGGAAATGAGTTGAGTAGGATTGAGGAACAAAGAGGGCTATACGGGGTTCAATATGGACTTGGTATGCAGGAGTTAGGATTAGCTGGTCAGCAGGAAATGTTAAGTTTAAGCCAGCCTATTGAGTCGGAAAGTTCTTTGGTTACTGGTCTCAAAGCTCTGAGTGGTGGTTTGTCAGGGGCTGCCAGTGGTTTAGCTATAGGGAGAGGCTTTCAACAAACACCGGGTGTAACACAGACTACAGCAGGTACTTATCGTGGTGGCTCTGGTGCTACGATGTTACCGGGTGGTTATAAATTATTTGGATAACATCATGGCTGAACCTATACAACCTGTTAATTTACCTAGTTTTCAATACGGTTTAGCTAATGTTAGAGCAGGTCGTAGTGGTTTGTCTGATCTAGCAGATGCTCTATCGCAGATTAACCCAGCATTACAACAGTTCGGTAGGATAGCAGCAATGCGTAACCAGTTGCTAGAAGAACAACGACAGCAGGAATTACTGAAACTAAAGAAAACGGAAGAACAAGAACAGAAGCTTAGGGAAGGTGAAATAGCTAGAGGGAGAAAAGCGTTTCTAGCAGACCCTAGCGGTGTTAGTGAAGAGTTAAAGACAATTACGAGAAAAGGTGTTAAAGCTGGACTTGTCCCTGAGAACATAAACGCTCCTTTTATTATTGGAGGCTTACAGGCACAGAGTGAGGTATTGGTACGCAAGGACTACAGAGAGCAACTACGCAGTATAGTAGAAACAGCCGACGATCCTGAAGGAGCTATAGCGAAAACTAAAGCGGAATTTTTAAAACGTCCTGAGTTCTCCGATCCGTCTGTTAGGGACTACGCAGAGAAAGCTTTTGCAAAAGTAGACGAAGAATTTAGAACCGACGTAAACAATAGACTAGACGCTGTAAGATCGGAGACTACTAAAAGAGCTTGGGTTGAATTAGGTCGCCCTGTTGTTGAACAAGTTTTATCAGGAGAATTAGATGTAAATGATATATCTATGTTGAGTTGGTTAAATCATTCAGCAGGTGTATTTGAAGGTTCACACCAATATGCTTGGGATAACCTTATGAAAGAGGGTATAAAGGAGGGCTTAACGAGCGGTGCTATAAAACCTAATAAAGCTATTGAATTTTTAGACGAATTAAGAACTCTTGATATAGGCGGTGGAGTTAAGTTTGCAGACGCTGAGGTAGGTAATTCTATAAGCAATTTCATTAGAGATGTAGAAAATCAAAAAGCTGTTTTAGAAAAAAGAGCCTTGGAAAAAGATGAGTTAGATTTTCAATTAATAACAAGCGGGGTCATAGATGAATTAACAGCTGCTGTTGGTGAGTCCATAGCTGTGCCGTCTGAAGACGCTAGGCGAATAAGTCAACAATATCTAGCAAGTGTGCCTAAACACCTACAACAAAGAGCTTTATCCTCTTTTACTAATATTCTTGCTGATATAAACAAACCGGGAAACGACGCTACTAAATTAGTCGTTGGCAAGTTAGATGTCTTAATAGATGAGGGTTTGGAATTAGATGTAGCTGCACAAGAAGTGGAAGGTGCTTTTCGTTTAGGCATAAATAACGGAGGCATAACGGCACAAGAAAGAAATAGACTGCTGAAAAAGATAGAAGACGCTAGAGACTTTGACCGCCTAATTTATAAGGACGACTTTTATAAAAACATAATAACTGTTGATGAGGAATTGATAACAGGGTTTGTTAAAGAACGGGCAGCGTTTAGTCCGGCTACATACGAGGTTGGTTACTTCACTGAATTAGGTGTACCTGACGATGTGTCTGTAGAGGCTAGAAGCAAAGACCCTCGTAGTGTATATAGGTCTATATTAAATAAAAAAGGACCATCAGCAGCTAAGGCTTTTGTTAACAGAAGGTACAACGCTTACGAGCAACAATTTAGATTAGCTTTTAAGGATAGATTTGACAGCTACGAAAGAAGTGTTTCTATGACACCTGAACAAGCTAAGGAAAGAATAAGGGAAGAAGCACAAGATATACGAGATAAAGTTTTTAAACAATGGGAACGAGAGTCAATTATACTTGCTAACAAAACTTACGGTTTATCAATTTCACTGCCAAGGCACTTGGTTGAGGAGTTTGGTGTGGAGCGTTTCAGAAAATAATTAAGATGGCTAAACAAATAACAGGTGCAGACGCTGATAAAGTTTTAACGGAAGAAGATCGTAAAAGACTTATAGAAGAGGTAACCACCCCCATACTTAAAGAAGCAGAAGAGCGTATGGTCGAGGGTGTACGGACTCGTAAGCCTGTTAAACCTCTTACTAGACAAGAGCAGATAGAAGCCACACCTGAAGGGCAAATACCACAACGACTACGACCCGGTAAACCAACTTCTGACAAGGTAGAAATACCGACAACTTTACCTGATCACGGTATTCGTTCTTTATATTCAGATAGTGAATTAATATTAGAAAGAGCTACCTCAATAACAGGTTTACCCCCTGAGAGTCCTGCTAATCACTACATAGCCCAGACATTAGCAAAGGGTGATCCGTTCAGTGCACAAGCGATGGATAATGCTAAAGAAGAAACCATGAAGTTGGTTCGTGCTGGTGTTATACCTAATCCTGACTACGAGGGTTTTGGAGGCTTTGTTAGCCAAGCTGTTGACGTAGTAGGACCAATGGCTGTTGAGCTTGGTGGACCTATGTTCACAGGTATTGTTTCGTCTCCTTTACTGTTAGCCCCTGAACCTTTAACAAAAGCATTATGGGTAGGACTTCAAGGAACATCTAGTGCTTTCTTTAATATTGTAGCACAACAGATGCGTATAGGCTCAGGGATGCAAGAAGATACATCCTACATGGAAGCTGTGGCAGCTGGTGGCTTCGGTTTGATACCGGGATTAAAGACGGGTAAAGATTTAGGCACGGCTGCTACTGTTGTTGTTAGAGCTTCTCAATCAGCTGGTATGGGAGTTGGTGAGGACTTAACACGACAAGGATTGCAAGTACTGTTCGAGGAAAAAAAGGGTATTGACTTAGAAGAAACTTTAACAGCAGGTGCAGTAGGTGCAGGACTTGGTGCAGGACTTGGTCGATTAGAAAAATCATTAGTATCCTATAATCCTAAGAAAGACCCCTCTGCTCCTATACTACGGAAAGTTCTGCAAGATGAGCTGAAGCAAGTTAAGAAAGATTTACAAAGATCGGAGAAGCGTGGGGCAGTTAACAAAGCAGCTAGGGATAAGGTTAAGAAGATTGAGGATAAAATAAACGCTTTAAAGCCTGACGAAGAAAGAGTACTACAACAAGCTGTAGATGCTTTAGACGAAGCCGAGCTGAAACAAGCACAGGAAGTAGCGAAGGCTGCTGACGAATTTCAACAAAGCGAAGCAGCTAGAGTTCTGAAGGAAAGTGATATTCAAACTAAAGAACAGGCAGGTGTATCTAGAGCTTTTCTTGAGTATGATGAAGGTACTAACCCTGACTGGGTAGGTTCGATGGGTAATCCGCACTACAAGAATGTATATAACCCCGAAACGCAGCGAACTGCATACATGAACAAAAAGGGAGAAATTATAGATTTCAGTGCAGATACTCCCATTCAAGTAGATAGAACACTAGAAAAACTAAGCGACGATGAGTTAGAAGAAACGCTTAGAGTAGCTAAAAACGATAGAGACGATTTAGAGAACTGGGAAGATGATAGTCTTGTTCCTGAAGGTGACATTGAGAAAGTAATAGAGGCAAGGTCAAAAGTTGAGGCACTTGAGCTTGAACAGTGGAGACGAGACGTGGCTTGGAGAGCTGAAGATTTAGTTAAGAATCCTGAAGAAGCTGCTACTGATCCGTTTAATGATTTATTTGGTAAGGTTTGGGAGGAAGTAAAACTAGATAACGACATGGCTAATGTTAAGGTTGCTATGGCGTTTGAAGCTATAAAGAAGCACAAATTAGAAGGTAAATTTAGAGACTTTCTTAAAATACAACAACGCTTTCTAGGTTCTCAAGTAGAAGCCGAAGACGCAGAGTTTTTGTTTGAGACGCAAATGAAGAAAGCTGTTGCTGCTTATAAAAAGTTTTCCCAACCTCAACCAAAACCTGAAGCACCTGCGATTGACGCACCTACTCCAAAACCTGAAGGAGAAGTAAAACAACAAGCTAGAGAAGCACTAGACGACTTTATGGCTGGAGGTGGTACTCGTGATATTGATCCTGAGACAGGTAAAATTAAAGATACCGAAGATGAAGTAAAAGCACGTTTGTTAACTTCTGATACGGAAAAACAACGACTAATAAACTCCGTACAAGATGCTATTAAAAGCGACTTGGAAAAAGTAAAGGGAGGTCGTGTAGGTAAAGTACAATACTTAGTAAAAGTACAGCAAGAATTAGACAGACGTTTAGGCACGGAAGCTGGTAATGAGTTTGCTCTCGTTATGCGGGCTTCTCAGGTAACGGACAACGCTCAAGTTGCAGACGCTATCGACCAACTAGGAATACACATGGCAGCTAATGGTGCTATCATGGTAAAAGGTTTTGATGATGTTATTAAGTTTTTAGACGGTGCAGATTTGAATAACCCTGAAGTCATTAACGACGCTATGGTTAGTATTCACAAGTTGATACCAGCTATGATGGGTTGGAAGAAATCAGGGTCAGCATCTGGTCGTCTATTGCAATCAAGGAAGTACACTAAAGACGTTCTCGAAGTAAAGCAGGAACATTTAAAAGAGAAGTTGGAAGGTAACTTAGTTAGCGATTTAAAAGCAGCTGAAAACTTAACACCTGAACAACTGGATCAGCAAATTAAAACGTTTGGTGAAATAGAGGTAGTTAAGAAATTACTACAAGCTGTACAGCAAGCTGATGATATAAGCGAAGTGCGGGATATTTTAGTAAAACAACAAGAAGCCTTCCAAAGTAAGTCTGCTAAAGAGGTTGCCCGCAAATTAGTAAACGATCCCTATGCACCTAACGAAAAAGGAACGGCAAGTGTTTACACTAAAGTTAGAGATGTGATGTCGGACTTAGCTTACGGTAGTATGTTGAGCAGTCCAGTTACACACGCTAAAGTGGCTATATCTAATAGGTTGATGTCAAGTTACCACCGTTTAGCAGGTTTTGTCGGTGCTAAATATATGGCTACTGTGCCTTGGGCAAGAAACGGATTAACACGAGAACAGTTTGAGGAGGCTGGTCAATTTTGGTTACGAGCTTCATCTTCCTATGGTACTTTTTCTGAGATAGCTAATAAAGAAGCGTTACGTGTTTTAAAAACAGGAGACTCAGATTTGCAGTCACACTTTGAAAGAATAGGTGAGTCAGCCTTCTCCATGGAACGTACTGGTATTACAGGAGCTTTAGGGCAATCCATAGAAAACGTAGGTCGATTTGTCGATATACCGGGTAAGTCAATGGCTGCTATAGATGTGAGAACTCGATTAAATATAGCACACTCGATGACGTTGGCTAAAGCTGAGATGGATTACATAGCAGCAAAGAAGGCGGGTCAACCTGTTGGTGAGTTTCAAGACTTCTACAACAATTTTGTTTCTAAAGTATTTAACGAGTCGAAAACTAAACTATTAAACGAAGACCAAGTAAGACGTAAAGCTATTTTAATGGCAGAGAAAGAGGGTGTTAAACCTGAAGATTTAGCGTCTTATATTGATAACTTTGTAAAAGATAACTGGAATAAAGATACAAGTGCTTTCGTTGATTACGTTAATAGAAACTTAAAGGAAGTTACTTTTACTGAGGAGATTGGTGAGTTTGCTGATCCTAACTTCCTCGAAAAAGGTAGCCGGCACATCGAGGCGTTCTTAAACACATACCCACTACTAAAGACGGTATTGAATCCGTTTATGCGTACTGGTCGTAATATAACAAGAGGAGCTATGGCTTCTACTAATTCTTTAGTATCTCTAACTGAGTTTGCTGCTAAAACCAATATACCGGTAACCAAAGCTGCACATGAAACTGCTAAAAAACTGTGGTCTAAGACGGCAAAGGATTTAGAGAGTGATGATCCTATAGTAGCAGCGCGAGCAAAAGGTCAACAAATTGTAGGAGCAGGTGTAATATTAGCTGCATACGGTTTATCTGAAGGTGTTGAAGATGTCTTTGAGTTTGTTGGTACTGAAAGCCAAGATTGGAAAACAAAAATGAATATAAGGGCTGCCACAGGTATGCCTGAGTATACGTTAAGAATAGGCAAAGAAGGAGAAAAACAAGCAATCAGTTTGGCTGCTTTGGAACCGTTGAACACTATTTTAAGTATAACCGCTGATTTCAAAACACTTCATCACGGAACTGTGGCACAAAGAGAAGAAGCTCGTAATTTAATGGAAGCAGCAGCGTTAGCTATTACGAATAACATAGTAAATAAATCTTACTATAAGAACTTAGGAGATGCTATTAAACTTGTTACGCAAGCTACAGACAGTAAAGAAGCAACCCGTAAAGAGGCGTTTAAGATATTAAAAGGATTAGGTAGCACGGCAGTGCCTTCGATTGCTAATACTGCTAACTATATGTCGGACGATGTTGTGCGTGAAAACAATAATTTATTGCAAGTCATAGCTCGACGCATGAACGGTTTATCTAAATTAGTACCCCCTATGCGTGACATTTTTGGTGACGTACAAGAGAGAGGACTTAAGAAAAGAAAAGTAGGTGGTCTTGCTGTGTTAGTTCCGTTTGGTACTTTCAATCAAACAGGTTCTATTAAGAAATACGTAAAGGTTGACCCTGAAACTGGGTTTAGAACTTTAGATATTCCTAAGATAACAAGGACTACTGTTAGAAAAGATTTAAAAGATAAAGGGACGAAAAATATAACTAAAGAACTTTTAGAGGAAGCATATCAAGCTAAAATTAGCGAAGCTGCTGCTGCTGTTGTTGTTGAATTAGGAGGCACTCATCACTTTAACGGTGGAACTTCTATATGGGAAAAGATGGACTTAGAAGAAATAATACACGAAGAAACACAGCAGAATGCTTTTGATCGTTGGCAAGAGTTATCAAGTCAAGTTAAATTAAACGACCTAGGTAAACCTTCGAAAACAGGTAAGACGTTGAAAGAGCGAATTGTTTCTTTAGCTAGTCGTGCTGATTTTAAAATAAGAAAAGCTCCTAAAACAGCAATACCCGAAGGCTTTGAAGAATACGACGAAAGACCTGCTGATGTTTCTGAAATATTTAGAGGCTATAGAAATGCAGCTTTAGAACAACTAAAAGAAGAGTATCCTATATTAGTAGAACAAGTTGAATTTAAGCAGGAGTTAACAGAGAAATTAGCTAAACCTGTCAGAGAAGGTGAGCTAGAAGAACGACGCAGATTAGAGCAAGCTTTACCCGGTACTGAGTTTCCTTTGGAGAGTTATAAAAAGACACAACGACCATCTAAACTAGAAGAAAGATTGATTCCTTTTAGAAACTAGCTTGAACTCCTCACTCAATAAGTAATAATATAATATCATGGCTAACACCTACGTAGACTATACAGCAACAGCATCACAGACAGACTTTGCTTTTTCCTTTGACTATTTAGAAGACGAACACGTAACAGTATCTATAGATGGTGCAGCTACCACAGACTTTAGTATCGTCACTACTCCATCCACTAAGATCGTATTAGACACAGGAGCAACTGCCGGACAGGTTGTTAGAGTAGCAAGATACAGTCAGCCTGATCAAAACCTTGTAGACTTCGTAAACGGTTCTGTATTAACGGAATCGGAACTGGACAGGGCATACCTGCACAACCGTTATCTAGCTGAAGAAAGTGCTGAACAGAACGACGTTTCGTTGCGTGTTAAAGAAGGTGCTGCCGGATGGGACGGACTCAATAAAAGACTTTTAAACTTAGCCAACCCAGTTGCCGAACAAGACGCAGCTACTAAGGACTACGTAGATGGTGTCGTTGGTGATGTGGCTATTGGTACGCTGCCTGACGATTCAGTAACGTATGCTAAGATACAGGATGTAGCAGCTAATAATGCACTGCTTGGTAACGACAACGGTGCGGGAGAAGAGATACAGGAGTTAAACGCTACTGAAGTTCGTGCGATCCTGAATGTGGAAGATGGTGCTAATAACTTCTCACTGGCTGATAACGCTGTTACGAGTGCTAAGATCAGTGATACTGACACACAGTTTTTAGTGGACGATACGTCTGCTCAAAAGAAAGTAGTAGTCAATGATGCTAACGCTGACGTAGACTTCACAGTTAAAGCCAATACCAGTGGAACGTTAATAAATGCTGATGCTGGTACAGGAGTTGTTGATGTTGCTAATACGACGATGGTAAACTCATTGGCTATTTACAATCCATCAGGCAGTCCTACAGCAATAGAGGGCGGACAAATCTATTTAAACAAGTCAACCCAAAGTTCAGGGATTTTTTCGGAAGTTGTTTCGTTTTCGTTGGACGCTTATAAAGATGTTTTAAATTCCTATCAACACGGTGTGGACGCTCAGTTGTTTCGTATTATACAGACGACAGCAGGAGCTACTACCTCTTTTGCTGAGAATGGAGATATATCATTTGCGGGAAATTTGTTTCCTATTCTTAACGGAGCTTATGACTTAGGTACGTCTGCTCTTAAATGGCAGGATGTTTATTCCACTACTGGTGCGTTCAATGGTTCTGATGCTAACTTAAAACAGGACATAGAAGAACTAAGTGAAGCGGAAAAACGTGTAGCTGTTGCTGCTAAGGGTCTACTTAAAAAGTACAGACTTAAACAAGCAGTACAAGAAAAAGGAGAAAACGCACGTTATCATTTCGGTATCGTTGCTCAGGAATTACAGGCAGCATTTCAGGCAGAAGGTCTTGATCCTATGAAGTACGGTATCATTGCTGTTAATACTTGGTACGAGAAAACTGAAGGCGGTAAAAGATATGTATCAAAGACACAGGAACAGGGTTATCAGCAAGTCACCGAGATGTCTGTACGATATAGTGAGTTGTTAGCATTTATCATAGCAGCTTTGTAACACAATGACTGAATCACTCTCCCACTTCTTAGATACAGCACTTGGTGTAATACTTGCCGTTATCGGTTGGATGATAAAGAAACTGTCAGATAGATTAGAGAACGACGAGAAACGACTGACTAGGATAGAGGTTGAGTTGGCAGCACAAAGTGAAAGAGATACTGCTGTTGAGAACCGTATGGGTGGACTTGAAACAAATATTAAAGAGATTAATCAAAAACTAGATCGCATGATGGAGATGTTGATGAAACGTGGCTAAGATTTGTCCAAAGGGAATAGCGTGGGCTAAACGTACTTTCGATAAGTATCCAAGTGCGTATGCCAACATGGCTGCATCTAAGTACTGCAAGAGTCCCACATACGGTAAGAAACGTAAGAAGCTTGCAATAAAGAAGAAGTAGTATGGGTGAGTTAGCTAAGTGGAGAGCACAGAACTGGGTACGTATTAGTAGCTCAGGCAAGATAGCAGGTAAGTGTGGTACTTCTAAGAACAAAAAGAATCCTGATCGTTGTCTTCCTATGTCTAAAGCACGTTCACTGTCCACCTCACAAAGAGCAGCTACCGCTAGAAAGAAGAAGGCAGCAGGTTCGAAGGGTAAACAATTTGTTAGTAATACACCCGCAGCGCGGGTATCATTAAAGATTAAAAAGAGGAAATAAATATGCCGTACGGAAAATACAGTCCTAAACAGAAGAAGCTTGCTGCCGTTGCTGGTGACAAGAAAAAGATTACCCAAGCTGACATCATAACGTTAAAACGTCGTAAGGGTATGGCTATTAAAAAGAA